TCACAAAGCCCGTTTTGGGCAGCAAGACCGAGCAGTGGTTTGGGGAGATGCTCGGCCCCACCACTGCGAACAACGTCAAGGCGTGGGTCCAGACGGGCGTGCAGCGGGGCCTGACCACGGACGAGATCGTGCGCGGCCTGCGTGGCACGAAAGATCAGGCTGGCATCCTCGACAAGCCGCGCAACGCCGTGGCCTCGTTCGTCCGCACCGGCGCGACCCACGTGATTGCCGAGACCACCATCGACAGCTACAAGGCCATCGGCGTCGAGCAGTACCAGTTCGTCGCCACCCTGGACCGCCGTACGTCGATCCAATGCGCGGTGCTCGACGGCAAGAAGTTCCCGGTGGGCAAGGGGCCGCTACCGCCGCTGCACCCGAACTGCCGCAGCCGCACCGTGCCGTACCTCGAAGACGCGCTGGTGGTGAAGCGTCCCAGCCAATCCGGCCCCGTGTCCAGCGACACCACATTCCGCACGTGGCTGGAGTCGCAGAGTGCCGACCGGCAGAACCAAGTCCTGGGCCGTAGCCGCGCCGATGCGTGGCGATCCGGCCAGCTATCGTTCGACCGCATGATCGGGCCGGACCTGCAACCGCTTTCCGTGGCCGAACTTAGGCGAAAGGACTTGCTGCCCGATCCCGAGGACGCATGAGCGACATCCATCCCCGTTTCCGCTACGCTACCAAGGTGGACCCGGACAAGCAGCGCCAAGAAGTGCTGGCCCAGTGCATCATCGAGCGCATGGGCGATCCGGTCCATTTCATGCTGCGGCACGGGATCTCTGCATTCCTCGCCGCCGGCCAGACGCCGAACGGCACGCCCGTCACCGTCATTGTGGCGACTGGTGACGCCGAGGACGTTGCGCGGCAGGTGGGCGAGGCATTGGTGCGCCGTGTTGCCGAGCACAAACGTAAGCTCGATGATGACGCGGCGTCCAACTGACGCTATTGTCTGACTCGACGGGCCTGCGCCGTCTCCTCCCTCTTGCTTCCGTCATGGTTGGTTGACGGCCCCGCTGCGATCCTCGGCGGGGCCGTTTTTATTGGTAGCGGGGAACGGGTAGTCGCAACGGGATGCGGGTGATATCATTCCGCATACCATGCTGCGAATCATTGCCGACAAGCCCGACGATCTCCCCGAAGGTCTCCGCGCCGCTGCCAAGCAGGAAGGCGATAAGTACGTCGTGACCGAGCTGGCCGAGGGCTGGGCGATTGAGGACATCGGCGCATTGAAGCGCAGCCTTGCCGAAGCACGCGGCGAGCGCGACCAGTTCAAGGCGACCGTCAAGGCGTTTGAGGGCATCGACCCCAAGAGCGCCGCAGAAGCCCGCGAGGCGCTGGAAAAGCTGCGCACGGGTCAGTTGAAGGGCAGCAAGGAGATCGAGGACTACAAGGCCAGCGTCGAGAAGAAGATGGCCGACGAACGCGCCTCGCTCGAATCGAAGCTGCAAGCCCGCACCGCTGCATTGCGTGAGCGCATGGTCCGAGGCGAACTGGCCCCGGTCATTGCCAAGCTGGGCGGCAGCGACAGCATGGATGCCATTCTCACCCTCGCGGCCCAGCACATCCGGGTCGAGGAAGCCGAGGACGGCACATTGAAGCATTCCATCGTGGACGCGAGCGGGAAGCCGCGTGTCACGAAGAAGGGCGGGTCAGCGGACCCGTTGGGATTTGACGAACTCATCGCGGAGATGCGGGAAGCACCTTCGACGCGGGGTTTGTTCAAGGCTACCGCCACCGGGGGATCTGGTGGCAGCTCGCAGAACGGCGGTGCCGGTCGCGCAGCAGACCCAGGACATCTCACGATGTCCGCTAGGGAAATGCTCGACCGTGCGAACACGGCATAGCGCGACTGGGCGCGTTAGCGACGGCATTCCAGAGCGGACGGAAACCGTTTCTCTGGAGTAAGCCGCAATGGCTATTTCGCTGTATCAGTCCGCCCTCGCGGCGGCCAACAACGGCGAGTTCAAGAAGGCTGGCGTTCTGACGACGTTCGCTCAGACCAGCCCTCTGCTCGCTGCTATGCCCTTGGTCAACATCCAAGGCAACTCGTACGCCTGGACCCGTCAAGTCTCGCTTGGCTCGGTCGCTTTCCGTGCCGTCAACAGCGCCTACACCGAGGCCGCTGGTGCGCTCGAAACCCGTTCCGTCGCGCTGAAGATCATCGGCGGCGACCTCGACGTGGACAACTTCCTGATCCAAGCCCACGGCCCCGGCACGCGCAGCCAACACGAGCAGATGAAGGCTGCTCTGCTGGCCCAGACCATCGCGTACCAAGTCATCAAGGGCAGCACCACGACCGCTGGCGGCGCCACCGCCGACGCTCAGGGCTTCGATGGCTTGCAGGTCCGTTACGGCGGCGGCTTCGGCTCGACCGCAGTGGTGGACGGCGGCGAGAACGCTGGCCAGATCATCGCCAACACGGGCGGCAGCGATGCCCTCTCGATGCGCGACCTGGACACCGCGATCCAAGCCTGCGAGGCCCCGACCCACCTTCTGATGCCCAAGAAGATGAAGGTCAACATCCAGAGCTACCTGCGTGGCAGCACTGCCATCCAGATGGTCAAGGACGAGTTTGGCCGCTTGGTCACGACCTACAACGGTCTGCCCATCATCGAGGCCGACTCGCTCGGCACCGTCTCGGGCATTGAGCAACTCGGCTTCAACGAGAACAACGATACCACCACGTCGATCTACGTCCTCAACATGAGCGACATGGGTCTGCACATGGTCCAGAACGGCGGCGTTCAGGTGCGTGACCTGGGCGAGCAAGACAGCAAGCCCGTCCACCGCACCCGCGTGGAATGGTACTGCAACGTGGTTGACGCCCACCCGCGCTGCGTCGTTCGTCTCTACAACGTGGCCGACCTGACTGCGGTCGCCTGATCCCAAGGAGAATCACAAATGGCTTTTCAAGGTTACAATCTGACGCTCGACAGCGCGACCCAGTTGAAGGACGCGGGTCTCGTTGCGGCTGACACCGCTGGTCAGGTGTCCTCGGCGGCGGCGTACGTGGACCTCGGCGCGGCGAATGCCTACGCCCGGTTCGCGGTCGTCATCGACTGGACGGCGTGCGAAGTCGCTTCGGGCGACGAGGTGTACGACATCCAGATCCAAGGCTCGACGGCCTCCAGCTTCTCGACCAAGTACATCTTGGCCAGCAAGAAGTTCGGCGACTCGTCGGTCACGCTGCAACCCGTGGACACCACGGCCTCGGGCCGTGCGGTGATCTACTGCGACAACGTGGCCTGCACCTCGGCCAGCGACCCCAACTCGCTGATTGCCACCCAATACATCCGCGTCTACGCGGACGTGGGCGGCACCATCGCGACGGGCTTCAACTACACGGCGTGGTTCGTCCCGCTCCCGTGATGTGAGCATCTGTCGCCCATCGCGGGCGACCGCCCCCACACATAACAGCATGGCTCGTGTGGGGGCGTTTTTCGGAGCCTGAAAAGCGCCAATGACCGTCCAGATCTACAGCAGCCCCGGCACGTCCACTTGGACCTCTGCCAAGTTCTCGGCGACCGTCAATGGCTCGTCTGCCTACGTGTACGGCTACGCAAGAGCCACGCGCATGGAGACGTTGGCTTGGGACGCGGGGGATTCGCCCGAGCAATCGTGGTTCACCTACGGCGCGGACACCACCACCACGGTGGCGATCTCGCTGGTGGACACCACGCCGATCACTAGCGCCATCGTCTACCCCAAGGACGCAGGCGTGACGCAGGAGATCGCTGGCGGCGTGCTGACGTTGACGGTTCCGACCGACGTGCGGCTGCGCGTCGAGGTCAACGGCGACCGCGCCGAGGCGCTGCACGTCTTCTCGTCGCCGCTCAAGGCCACGGTGCCTGCAACCACGACCAACTGGACGACGCTTGCCAAGACCCCGAGCAGCATTGACACGGGCACGGACCGCATCGTGTTCGCCTCGCCGCACGGCTTCACGGCTGGGCAGCGGGTCATTGTCACTTCGACGGGCACGATGCCAGCCGACACGGTGGGCACGTGGAGCCAGTACGAGGCGCTCTACGTCACCGAGGTGGACGGTACCGAGATCAGCGTCGGTCGCAATGAAGGCGACTCGGCAAACATCACCAGCGCCGGGTCTGGCACAATCAAGGTCTGGCCTGCCCAATACACGAACACGGCCTCGGCGCTCTACTTCGGTGCCGGCGAGCACACCATCGGTCGCCTGTTCGGTCTGGCCGACGACGTGACCGTCTACATCGACGGCGGCGCGGTGGTCACGGGCAGCTTCGACCTGCGCACGCTCGACGGCGTGACCATTCAAGGGCCGGGCGTGCTGTCGGGTACGTTCGCGGACTACGACGACATCGAGGCGTCGGCCTTCTCGACGCGCCAGATGTACTCGATGTTCTACGGCTACGACGGCAGCAAGTGGCTGTTCGATAACGCCGTGCAGGGCGTGACGGTCGTGGCCTCGCCGTTCTACCTTGTCTACGAAGGCGTGTGGTCGTGGCGCAACGTTCACGTCATCAGCCCGTGGGCGTGGGAGTCGGACGGGATCCGCTTCTCTGGGCAGGTTGCCCCGACGCGACTGTCCGAGGCGTACCGCTGCTTCGCGTTCTGCGGCGACGACGCCTGCCACATCGTCGAGGACTTCCAGAACGTCACGGTGACGGAGTGCTTCTTCGTCAACTCGTCGAACTCCTGTCTGCACGGCTACTACTGGCCGCAGAACATCGACGGTGGCTACACGGTAGACGTGGTGGACTGCCACGCGATGCACATCGGCATCGCGGACAACGATGCAGACGGCCTCGGCTTCCCGGTCAAGGGCGGCAACACGGTGCTCAAGTCGTGGATCGACGGCTGGGCCAGCGACACGCTCAAGGGCCACTTCAACACGACGATCACGGGCCTGCGCGTCTGGGGTCCGATGGCTTCGCGCCTGCTGACTCTAGGCAACCGCCGCTACCCGTACAGCGACGACAACGACCGCGAGCAGTACGGCCAACTGTCCAACTGGACGCTCTCGGACATCGTGACCGAGTACGAGCCGGGGCAGGTGTCGCTGATCTTGGGCAAGGACGCGAGCAACGCGCCGTCCGACCTCACGTTCACGGGAATCGTGCTCGGATCGACCACGGTCTACCGCAGCAACTACACCACCTATTTCGAGGTGTCGGAGTTCGCTAGCTCCATCGTCTGGGATGACGAGCCTGCGGTGGTGGACCCCGACGAGGACTTCGTGGTCGAGGACGGCACTGGCCTGAGCACGGCGAACAGCTACTGCTCGGTGGCGACCGCCAACGCCTACCACACCAGCTACGGCTCGCCGGCTACTTGGACCGCCGCGACCACGGCGCAGAAGGAGGAGGCGCTGCGCATCGCTACGCAGGCGCTCGACCTCCGCTACGGCCTGCGCTGGAGCGGGTATCGCCAGACCGCCGAGCAGGGCCTCGACTGGCCACGCGACTACGCCTACGACCAAGGTGGCCGCGCAATCGGCGACGATGACATCCCGACGCGGCTGGCCCATGCGACGGCCTACGCTGCACTGCTGCACCTCAACGGCACTACGCTCGTCCCCGAGTCGGTCGAAATCGGCGAGGTGTCGAGCGAGAGCAAGTCGGTCGGTGCCGTGTCCAAGTCGGTCACGTACAGCAGCGCCAAGCCTGCGTATACTCGGCTGGTCAAGCTGGATTGGATGCTCGCCACGGCGGGCCTGATCGAAGCGTCGGCGGGAGGGTGGGGAGGCTCGTCGGCATGAGCGAGCTAACCGACCTGCAAGCCGCCGCGCTCGAGGTGCTGCTGGACCTCGGCACCACCGCCACGTTGCAGGTGGTGTCGGCCACGTACGACAACGCGGGCACGGTCACGGAGACGGTCGCCACCGAGACGGTCTATTGCAGCGACCTGCAAGGCGAGTCGTCGCAGTTCGTCGCGGACGGAACCAGCCGCAGGTCGTTCGGGTCGGTGTACGTCGCCGCGTCGGGCATGACCAACACGCCTGCACCAGGGCAGCGCCTCGTCTACCAAACGCGCCGCTTCGAGATCACGGGCGTCGAGCCGTACCGCGTGCAAGGCGGCGTGGCCGCGTATCGCCTCGACGTGTCCGAACTGGGGGCGGTGTAATGGCCAAGGACTTCGTGAGCTTCCGGGCCGAGCTGGACAAGCTCGCGCAGGAGGTGGAGAAGACCTCGGTGGAGTGGCAGAAGAAGCTGCTGCTCGACCTGACGCAGGGCATCGTGTTCGGGAACCCCATCGGCAACCCGGACGGATGGAAGCGCAACGAGGGCAAGAAGAACCCCAAGGCTAAGGGCTACACGGGCGGTCAGTCGGCCCGCAACTGGAGGCTGACTCCGACCATCGACCGCAGCGTCCGAGGCGGCTACGGGCCTTCCACGGCTTCCAACGAGATCAACGCGGCTATCGGGGCCATCGTCAAGCCTACCTCGTTCTGGCTGTCCAACCCCATGCCGTACATCGACCGGCTGGAAGACGGCTGGAGCAAGCAGCAGCCGAGCGGCTGGATCCTCGACGTGCTGCAAGCCGTCGCCACCAAATACAACTTGAGAATCACGTGACCTACGCGACCGTAGCCGAGGCCATCCGCGACCGCTTCGAGACCGAAGTGGCCACGCCGAACAGCCTCACCGTTCACCACGACAACGCGCCACCCGTTGCGCTCAAGCAGGCTTGGTATCGCCTGCGCGTCGAGTTCTCCAACGCGATGCTGGTCGGCACGGGCGGCAGCGCTCGGCGGTTCCGCACCTCGGGCGTGGCTCGCGTCGAACTGTACGCGCCGCTGACGCAAGGCGACGGTGCACTGCTCGGCGTTGCGGACGACATCACCACGGCATTCCGGCACGTCACGCTCGGCACGCCGGACGTTCACTTCCACATCCCGCGCATGGTGGGCGCTTCGACGCGCACCGATGCGTGGTTCCAGCGCACGCTGGAGATCCCCTTCTACTTCGACGAGGTCGGCTAGACATGACCAGCAGCAACTACATCCGAGTCGGCATCGTGCCCGAGGACACCTTCGGCACCGTGCCATCCAACCCGCAGTTCCTCATCCTGCCCACGACGGGGCAGTCGATGCGCGACCGCATCGGCTACCAGACGAGCCAGACGCTACGACCCGACCGCAACGTCAAGGACTTGATCCGCTTGACCAAGTCGAGCGGCGGCGGTCTGCCGTGCGAGGTGACCTACTCGACGATGAGCGAGGCATTCGGGCAAGCGATCCGCGCCGTGCTGTGCAGCAGCGGCGAGGATGCGGCGATCTCGGTGGCGAACTGCACGGTTTCGTCTGCTGGCGACACCGTGACGCGCCCATCCGGCGACTGGACCGCGAGCGATGCGGTCGTCGTCGGCGATGTCGTGAAGGTGACCGGAACCGCGAGCGCCACGACGGACGGCTACTACAAAGTGACCGCCGTCTCGACGACGGTGCTGACTCTGGAGAACGTGAACGACGGCGACGGCTGGACTGGCAACGACACCTCGGTGACCGTCGTTCGCGGCGCTCGCATGACCAACGGAACCACCGAGCGGTCGTTCTCGGTCGAGGTCGCTCGCACCGACATCAACAAGGCTCAGGTGTTCACGGGTCAGGTCTACGACTCGATGACCTTGAGCGTGGCCGACGAGTCGATCACCACGGCGACGTTCTCGCTTCAGGGCGCGTCGAGCACGTTGATCGGTGCGCCGGACAGCGGGACTGGCACAGCGGCCCTCTACTTCAGCGGCGCCAGCTACACCGACCCGACCGAGAACCCCGTGATGGAGTCGCTGTCGGTTCCTGAGTTCCAAGTCGGCGGCGCTAGCTACGGCGTCAAGTCGTTCTCGATCTCGATGGCGAACAACGCATCGCCGCGCACGCAGATCGGCACGCTCGGGCCGCAGTCGATCCGGCTCGGCTCGTTCTCGGCGACGGGCAGCTTTCAGGTCTACCTCGACAGCTTCGTTGACTTCGTGGACTTCCAGAACAACTTGGAGACCGATTTCTGGTTTGTGCTTGAGGACGCCAACGGCAGGGCGTGGTCGTTCAGCTTCCCCGCCGTCAAGTTCTCCGACATCGGCGCGGACACGAACGGCATGAATCAGGAGGACTTCGAGAACGGATCGATCACGGCCTACCTCGACTCGGCCCAGGGCTGCACGGTGCGCGTGCAAAGGTGGGCCTGATGTTTGACCTGAGCAAGGTGGAGATCGCGCCGTCCAAGCTGTCGGGCGGCGTCTACTGGCACATCTACCGCGAGCCGGATGGCACGCTGGGCGGGCGCGTTGTCACGGGGCCGACCGACGACGGGTGCCTGCTGATCGTGCCGATGGGGCTGGCTTACGAACGCAAGCTGGAGGAGGCACGAAAGCCCTACCTCCAAGCGATCCGTGCCGGTCGGCTCACCGACCAAGAGGGCCGCGACATGATCGCCGAGGCGCTCGCCGGCACGGTGCTGGCCGGCTGGTGGGGCATCAAGGCGCACGGTGCCGAGGTGCCGTTCAGCGTCGAGAAGGCCAAGGAGTTGCTTGCCGACGAGCGGTGGCTTGCGCTGCGCGAGTTCGTGCTGCGTGCCGCCCAGCATCGCGGCAGCTTGCTCGCCAATGAGGAGGAGGAAGCGCGGGGAAACTGACGCGCCTCCTGGCCTGGACCTTGCGCCACGGGGCCAGCGAGCGACACCTGGAACGGTTGGCAAAGTGGCGCAAGAAGCGGGGCATTCCCGACCCGGAAGTGCTCTCACAGAAGCCCGACGACATCTTCCCCGACCTCGTACCCATATGGAGCGCATGGCACGACCTCAGTATGAGCCGACCCGCTGGCATGGCGGCGTGTGGCCTGTCGTGGCAGGAGTTGTCGGCGTATTGCGCGGACCACGAAATCAATGGCGACAGTCGGCTAAGATGGATCCGTCTGCTTCGCGCAATGGACGCGGAGTTCATGACGTATCAGGCCGAGAAGGCCGCAGCCCGACGCGAGAA